GTCTGATCGACGTAAGCGGACTAGGTATTCCTAATGTTTAGACGATACGCAGAAGAGTTCAACGGCGGTGGTGAAGTCAAGAAACGACGCCGCGACAAGATGCCGAAGCGCAATAAAAAGAACTTTCGCCCTACAAAACAAGGCGCTGGCATGACAGAAGCTGGTGTAAAAGCGTATCGTAAAGCCAATCCTGGTAGTAAACTGCAGACTGCTGTGACGGAGGATAAGCCTACAGGGAAGCGTGCAGCGCGTAGAAAGTCTTTTTGCGCACGATCTGCAGGGCAAATGAAGAAATTTCCAAAAGCAGCAAAAGATCCTAACTCTAGGCTCAGACAAGCCAGACGGCGATGGAAGTGTTAAGCAGGTGAGTAACTGATATGGGAATGAGTAGATCTGAAAAAGAGATTGCAGCAGCGCAAAAAGATTTGCGCCAGCAAACCTCTAAAGCAGTTAAAGATTTTGATGAATCTGGAGGCTTTCAGCGTTTTGCACCAAGCCCTTTGCAAACAGCCATGCCTCAACTCAAAGGCAGCACCTCCTTCTTAGGTGGCGGGGTAAGCCCATACGCGCAATCTATGGCGTATCAACGCTTGCCAGGGATGACTTATGCCAACCTTCCAGGCACAACTACAGCGTTCTATCCACAAGCAAACGTAGCCCCCCCTGTAGCCACAACGCCTCCACCAAGCGGCGGCACCTTTCAAAGATCTGAACCTGCAATAGATCCCGGAACGATAAGTGATCCTGCTGATATTGAAGCAGAGAATGCATTGCTTCTTGCTGAAGTTCTTGAGCGAGCTAACGAAATGAACTTTGAACGGCGAGATGAAATGGCTGATGCGTTCAAAGATTTTGAGCTAGATCAAGCCATTCGTCGTGGCCCGTTTCAAATAGAGAATTACGATGACATTCTTGGCGACGATAAGATGCTGGAGATTGCAGCAGATAATCGCGATAAAGCTTTTTCAAATGAAGACTTGCTTGTTTCTCGCAGCATGCCCGGAGGAATACTGAGTCTTAGCGATCTTCGAGATATTCAAAACTCCATTGGCGACAACATTAGGATGACCATGGCAGATGGTGGTTTTGCTAGTGTTCCTGTGCATATGCAGGGTGGCGGCATTCTAGGAGCACTTGGTTCTCTTGGCTCTGCTGCTATGACAGGGATAGGCAAAATAGGCTCTGCAGTAGGGAGCGGTCTCAAGAAGTTGGGCGGAGACAAAGAATCTGAAGATGAAAAGAAAAGCCCATACGAAAACATGACTAGAGAGCAACTAATTGCTCTTTTGGAAAAGGATAGAAAAGTAGATGTTGGTGCTGGACTTACTGCGCTGAGCAGATCATTGATGCCTCAACAATTAGCTGATGGCGGCAATGTAGACTTTCCTCGCATGAACGGCCCAATATCTGGCCCTGGCACCGAGACATCTGATGATATTCCTGCAATGCTTAGCGATGGTGAGTTTGTTGTAAACGCTAAGGCAGTTCGTGGCGTCGGTAAATTGAACGGCGCTGGTAAAACAAAAGAAGAACAACGCCGTGAGGGCGCTCGCATGATGTATGCCTTACAGAAGGCGGGCGAGCAAGCGATGAGGAAAGCATAATGGCCAGTACAGGCGTAACAGATACCAGTATACCCGTCATTCTGCCTCAAGCGGGGCAAACGTATGCCGATCCAGCGATGGAGTTGGCAACTAGAAACATTCTAGCTACATACTTTGGTGACCCATCTCAAGGCAACTTGGGCATGATGGGACAGCCTATTCCTATCCCTATTCAACAGGTGGCTGGCCTTTCACCATTAGAGGTTCAGGCGCGTAACGCTGCACAAGGCTTGGGTGGTTTTGGTGGGCAACTAGCAGAAGCACAAGAACTATTCAGGCGTTCTGGCCAAGGGTTTGACCCTCGGACTGCTGGTTTGTTTGCAGACCCAAGGGCGCGTGAGCTATATGAGCAAAGCCTTGGTGTTTATGACCCATCCATGGGTGAACGATTTGTAGATCAAGGTGCGCGACGAGGCATGGAAGCTGCGATGGGGGATATCGCACAAGCAGGAGCAGGAATCCCCTCGATCATAAGTGGCGCACAAACAGGCATGTCAGATGCTGAGCGAGCCATAGCTGAAGCGAGCGGCACTGCTAGAGCAGGCATCGCAGAAGCGGCTGGTGGTATTCAGGGTCAAGTTGGAGGCGCTCAGACGGGCGCAGCGGAAGCCACACGAAGAGCGCGTGAACAAACTCAAATGGCTGGAGCAGACTTGCGATCTGCTGGCCAGATGGGGCGTGAAGCAGCCATGCAGGGCATTGCTGGACTTGCAGGCACTGGCGATCAGTTTGATCCTGCAGGCATTGCTAGATTTCAAGACCCTTTCACACAAGAAGTAATTGATGCCCAACAAGCGGAGATTGCTAGGCTGGGCGAGAAACAAAAACAAGATGCCAGAGCGCAACAAATACGAGCAGGCGCATTTGGCGGGTCTCGTGGAGCGATACAAGAAGCTGAGATTGGCCGTAACGTACTACAGCAACAAGCCAAGACAGGCGCTGAGTTGCGATCACAAGGCTTCCAGCAGGCAGCACAACAAGCACAACAAGCCTTTGAGCAGGCGCAGGGACGCCGACAGCAGGCTGCACAACTTACAGGCTCACTAGGTCAAGCTGGTGCTGGCACAGCACTGCAAGCTGCAGGTCAAGCAGGTCAACTGGGAATAAGTGCAGAGCAACTGGCTCAACGAGGCGCGCTTGAGAGTGGACAGCTTGGTCTTTCTGGACAACAAGGCATTGGTTCACTACTTGGCCAAGCCGGCCAAATGGGCATGCAAGCAGGCAGAGACATGGGTTCTCTTGCTCAACAGCGTGGTGCCCTTGGTTTACAGGGGGCGCAAGCTCAAGCGGGGCTTGCAGGTCAGAGAGCAGACATCGCTCGTGGAATGGGGCAGCTTGGTCTATCAGGCCAGCAACTTGGTGCGGATGTGTTTGGCCAACAGATGGGCAGAACTGCAGGTGCTGCAGCTGGCCTTGGCGGTCTTACGCAAGATCAGTTTGGCACTGCATTACAAGCCTTTGGCGCAGGAACGGGTGCACAACGTGCAGCCGCAGCAGGCATCGCAGGACTTGGCCGACAAGGTCAAGAAATGTTGGGCACTCAAATTGGCACTCTCAGCCAGCTTGGCCAACAAGGTCGTGGCATACAGCAAGCGGGTCTTGATGCGCAGTACAAGGCGGCTACTCAGATGGCTGATGAGCCATTCATGAGACTGCAGCGTGGCCAAGCATTGTTGCAGGGTGGCGCACCATTTATGCCTCAGTATAAGAGTGGCTTCAGCATGGGTCAGAACCAAGGGCAGCCTCAAACTAGAGGTAGCTTTGGTGCTCAGGCACTAGGTGCATTGGGAACCATTGCTTCGTTCCTCCCAACATCTGATGTCCGACTGAAAGAAAACATCGTAAAGATTGATGATCTTAAACCCGGCGTAGGTTGGTACACATGGGATTGGAATGACACAGCCAAGTCTATGGGCGTTGATGACCCAACTGAAGGCGTTCTCGCCCAAGAGCTAAAAGAGGTTGATCCAAGCGCAGTCATCATGGGCGATGACGGGTACTACCGTGTTGATTACTCTAAGGTAAGTTAGCGCCGTGAAACGATCTAGGCGTGAGAGAAAGATCAGCAAGGTCATGGGAGAGTTCAAAGATGGCACTCTCAAGTCAGGCGGTTCGGGTAGAAAAGTAACAAATCCAAAGCAGGCTATGGCAATTGCTTTGTCGGAGGCGAACAGAATGAATCAAGGCGGGATAGTTGGACTTGCGCAAATGCAATCGCCTTTTGCTAATTCGATTCGACCACAATTTCAGACCATGGGGCCTGAATCTTTAAGGGGCATCATCGGGGATCAGAGGATTCCGCCCGTGGCATCTCCCATGCAAAGAAACTTTTCACAAATACAAGGACAAGGTCAGCAAAACCCTCTGAATCTTTACCAAGGCTATCTGGGCCAAAAATACATAGGGCCTATGGCAGAAGAACAACAAAATAAAATTAGCCAGTTTGTAGACGCCGTAGGCCAAGCAGAAAGACAGTTTTTTGGTGGCCAACAAGGCGGTAAGACATTTGGTGGTAAGTTGCAGCCGGGCATGCCTGGGTCTGGATTAGGGTCAGGGCGGCAATCCGACGATACTAATTTTAGTTCTGGGCCTAAAGTGGGGCAGGTAATCGGTGGCACGATGATGGATCCAATTCGTTACGAAGAACCCAAACAAACTTTTTTGCCGCCTGGGTCTGGGTTGATGCCTCCTATGAATCAAGCACCAGACGTAATGCCTCCCATGAATATGGCACCAGCCGTCGAATTTGAACCCTTGCGCATGAACCAAGGAGGCATGATGTACAGCGATATCATGAACAGGCCAATGTTCCAAACGCCTCAACAGCGCCAAGGCATGGGCATCATGGCAGGCGTTGCGCCTGTGCGTGGGTATGAAGAAGGTGGAATGGCTACGCCTGAATACACGCCTAAGTTCATGCGTGAAGAGGGTTCAGAGGAAGACGGCCTTGGCCGAATGTTGTTTGAGTTTTTTATAGTTGATCCAGATGATCCTGTTGATGTTGGGTTAGCTTCAGCATCTGCTGCCATGGTGGCAGGAGGTATAACTGCCCCAGGTGCCGTAGCTACTCAGTTGGCAAGGATGGGTTACAAAGGCAAAAAACTTTTTGATGCCGTCAAGAAGATTGAAAGTTTAGGGAAGCCTAGCAAGCCAGACGCGGGAGTGGTTCGTCAAGCCATGGCCCCAGTTGGAGCAACTTACGGAGCAAGCCAGACAGGAAGAATGGTTGGTGAAGTTCCTGAAATAGTTGAAGCAGTTGGCGGGATAGCTCAACTATCTGGCGGCGGATTTTTGGAAGGGTTGATTCAATCAATTCCGGGCAAAGGCGGCAAAGCTATAGAAATTCTAAGCAGAGGCATTGACGCTGGTCGTGTAGCGATTGATGACATATTAAACGCTTTAAAAAGAGGCGATATTGAGCAGAGAGAAGCAGAGGCTCTTGTTGCTAAAGCAGACAAAGTCCTTGGCGAAGCTGGTGCTGAAACCGTTGAGCAGGGTCAAAGGTTAGTGCTTAAAAAACCTGATGGGGAGTTAATTGAAACCCCCATAGGAAAAGTGCCTAAACCGCCTGAACCGCCTGTGACGCCAAAGGTTGCTGATGATGCTAAAGAGGCAGCTACAGAGGGGGCTGAAGAAGCTGGTGAGGCTGCAGCAAAGAGAAGACCAATTAGAACAATTGGTAAAGCTGGCGCAGTGGGTGCAGCGGGACTTGGAGCTACAGATTTAGCTCTTGGAACTAATTTCTTATCAACTGGTCTTGAAAAGATTAGAGATGCATACGGCGCTGTTAGAGATGATGTTGCCGCAACTTTGGACATGCCTGAAATAGATGCTTTAAGACAGAGAGCAAATCCAGCAGAGAGTCCATTCTATACTGGCGAGCGCGTTGAATTAACAGAACCCGTTATGGAACAAGTTGACTTAAATAAAGATGGCAAGATTTCTGATGAAGAACGTAAGGCCATAAAAGAAAAAGCTGATAAGGCTGTGGCAGGACAACAGAAGCCTGAAACAAAAACAGGAACACCTGTACCGGAAGCAACTGGAATCATGAAGTTCTTGTTTGGTAAGGACGGTATCGGTGGTGATCCGGGCGCAGTTGGTAAAGCCATGGAGTATCTGGCTGACCCCAGAACTCGCTATGCGCTTGCTCGTGCTGCAGAGTCACGCCCCGGCGTTGTAGACAGAAACTTCTTTACCGACTTCACGCTTGGTCAAGCTGAGTATGACCAGCTACAAGGCAAAGATGAAACTGCCTTGATGCAGAACTATGAGTTCTTGAAAGCTGCTGGCAAGAGCGATGATGAGATATTTAATTTGTTGTTGAGTAAAGATACTGAAAGCGACCTAATGGACACATACCGAGATGCAGTTTTGACGCTATATAAGGAAGCTGACGAAAATCCCAATAACACAGGGGTTGATAGAGATGATTTACTTAAACAAGCTCAAATGCGTGCGGCACAAATAGTTTTTGGAACACAATCTTCTGCACCACAAGATAGCGAAGTAGTTCAAACTGTCGAACTTGAGTAATGATCAGAGTCAACCTGCCTGATGGGCGAGCTATCAACGTAAAAACAGACAACGTTGATTTAGCTAAAGCCAGAGCTAGAAAGTATTTACAAGAGAACCCTCTTGTAGAACGTGGCGCTCAGTTGGGCGAAGAAGATGTCTCTGCTATTGGTGACATTGGTCGCGCTTTGGGGGTTGCTGTTGTTAGTGCTGCTGAAGGTGCAGCAACATTGCCATCTGAAATCGCTGGCGATCAAAAGAGCGTTGAAGAGTTAAGGCAGTTCTTTGAAAAGTACAAACCAGAAACCTCCACAGAAATCGGCAAAGCTGCGCGTTTTATTGGACAGTTTGCTATCCCCGGTGGCATAGCCGCAAGAGCCGTTAGGGGCGCTGGAAAACTGGTGCAAACTGCAGCATTTGGCGCAACCGACATCGCAGTTGCTACACCTGATGTAGAAACCCTAGGCGATTTATTTGAAGGTGGCCCCACTCAAAGGATTGATACAGCTGATCTAGCCGGGGCTGAGCTTGCTGCTGCCAATCTATCAAACAGACTTAAAGTTGGCGCAGAAGGAGCAGCATTGGTTCTTGGTGTGCCCGCTATAGCTAAGCTAGGTCTTCAGGCAGTAGGTGCGACAGCTGGTGCAATTGGCAGGACTGACTTCATAAGAGATGCGGCACGAGCAATCAAAGATCCCAACACCCCATTTCATGACGTTGGTGTAAAACCAGACCTTTCTGACCCAAGCTTCATCCGAGGCAACATAGATCGATTCAAGAAAAACTTCACTAAGTACGCTAAGTTTCAAGGCGGTATGCCTGATAGGTTCACCAAACAATACGATGCTTTGCGCATTCATGAGATCGCTGCTCATAGTTCTGGAGCGCGACAAGCAGTCGAGAAGATAGACAACGCTCTAACCTTTGTTAACAAGAATGAAGGGGTCTTTAACAATCAAGACAAGAGCAGAATTCTTAACACATTGAATGATTTCTTGTTCGCTGAACAATCTATGGCGAACCCAGGCTTGACCCGCGAAGTAATAAAAAACAATGCGGCTAAAGAGCTTAAAGAAATTGATGACATCATCGCCAAGAATGCGTCAAAGAGCTTGTTTGCTAATCGCAAAGACATGAGCTTGTTTAAGGGCGCAGAAGATCTGCGAGGCCAGATAGATGGATTGAGTGACTCTGTGCAAGACATATTGCGTGATCCAATACTCACTCCAGAGATGCAAGCAGATTTGATTGAAACCATAGGGAACAACAAAACCTTCTATGGCATGCGTTTGTACCGCGCTCTTAATGACACAAGCTACACGCCAACTGTTGAACAAGCTGACAGGGCCGTCAAAGAATTAGTAGATTCAAGCCAAGGGCTAGATGATGCATACAAGCTGACTGAAGCAGACGCTCGAGGCGTGTTAAATGGCATGCTTCAGAGTGACTTTAGCAACGCCAAAATGGCTCCTAAAGATATCATCGAAACACCCACTCTTACGGGTGTTGCTCAGGGTATGTTGAAAGGTCGGCGTCTAGATAACCTTCCTGCAGTCAGAGACTTCCTTGGCGAATACACAGGCGCTAAAGATGTAATGATGCGAGCAAAGCCTGAACGCATAAGAGCGCGTGACGTAGGCGAACAAGAGGTCGGGCTGCGCACCAAGATGGTTGAGACCGTTGATGTCATGTCTAAGCAAATCGCCAAAGCTCGATACTACAAGAACTTGGTTGACTACAATGATGCGCTTGGTGATCGAAGGTTTTTGTTTGATCAACTCCCTCCAAACGCTCAGCTAGGAGAGTATTCTCGGATAGGTGCTGAATCATCCAACCCGCTGTCAGAAATCAGTGAAAGCGCAAAGCGTAGGTTTGGCCCACTCGCTGGTAAGTATGTGCGCAATGATTACAAAGAAGCACTTGAGAATGGATCAGAGATTTTTGATTTAGCAAAGGGCGGCATTCCTTTGTATTCAACCTTTCTAGGGTTGAAGGGCATGTCTCAAATTGCCAAGACGGTATACAGCCCAATCACACAAATAAGAAACGCAACCACTGCAGGTTTCTTTGCTTTAGCAAATGGCAACATAGGCAACTCAAAGTCTTTAGCCAACTCTTTCTCGACGGTGTTCAGCAACTTAAATCAAAGATTAACTGCCCCTGGTAAATCTGGAGCCACGCTGGCTGACAGACAAAAGTATTACAACGAACTTGTAGATCTTGGCGTAATCAACACCAATGCCAAGGTTGGGGAGTTTGAGTCTTTGTTGAACGACGCTGTTGATAACAATGCGAAAGGGAAGGCCATATTTAAGTGGGCACAAGGCAAGCAAAATGGTTTTGCTGCCAAGCTATATCAAGCATCTGATGATGTATGGAAAACATACAGCTTTGAAATGGAGTTGGGCCGACTGCAGAAAGCTTTCACCAAAGACCCAAATACAGTCATCAATGTGTCTGATCCCAGAAACTTCACTGAGTTTGGTGCGGTTGTTAGAAAAGGTGATCTAACCGAGAACGAGTTTCAAACCCTATTGAAGCGTGAAGCTGCTGAGATCGTAAAAGATACAGTGCCTAACTACTCGCGTGTTCCAGAGTTCATCAAACAGTTAAGGCAAATGCCATTTGGTAACTTTGTTGCGTTCCCTGCAGAAATGATTAGAACAGGCGGCAACATTCTTGGCCGCAGTATCAAAGAGCTTGCAAGCGATTCACCTGAGATCAGGGCGATTGGCATGAAACGATTGCTGGGATTCACCTCAGTGAACGTAGCCATACCTCAGTCACTCGCGATTGCAGGCACACAACTTACAGGCGCAAGCGAAGAACAAGTGCAGGCGTACAAGCGCTCAATGGCTGCTGATTGGGATCGTAACTCCACGTTGATACCGATAGCCACAGACAAAGATGGCAACATCACTGACCTTTATAACTTTTCGTACACCAATCCTTACGATTATCTGAAGCGTCCATTTAGTGCTGTGTACAACGCTGTAAACAATGGCATCACAAAAGAAGAAGAACTAAGCACCATCGCTTTCAACGCAATGTATGACAGTAGTGCTGAATTCTTTTCACCATTCATGAGTGAGTCGATTGTTACCGAAAAGATTGCTGACATTGCGCGTAACAGAACATCTTTTAATAGACCTGTATGGAACGAGTCAGACACGCTTGGAACAAAATACGCAAAAGGTTTTGCTCACTTGGCAGATGGCATCACCCCTGGAATATCGCCAGTTGATATTGAAGCAGACGTTGACTCCCCGGTGCTTGGATTAAATCTTCGACTAAGAGACTTTCCAAGAGCAGTTGCGACTGTACTTCCTACAGACGCTAGGCTTGGTGTTACAAAACAAGGTTTTGCTGTAGATCCAGCACAAGAATTCACAGAGGCTTTGACAGGTGTTAAAAGCTTGAAGCCTAGAGTAAACAGAGTTCTGTATTACAGAGCGTTAGAAGCTGCAAGAAACGTCCGAGACTCAGCCGCCATCTTTAACCAAGTGGCAAAACAAAGGGGTGCTGTGGACGCAGAGAAGATAACTCAAGCGTATATCACCGCCAATGAACAGAGATTCAAAGCGTTGCGTGATCTCAACATGGCCATTGAAGACGCTAAAACTCTTGGGCTTTCGACTGCTGAAATTGTAAAACCATTGAGGGATGCAAAGACACCAAACTTAAACTTCCTCATGGCGGGCAGATTCAACGCATTCTTTCCTAGCGCAGAGACCATATCGATTGCTTTACGAGGCAACGAAGACAAGCTTGCGAACCCAATAGACTTCGGCGCACTAGGAGAAGCTTTCGGCCAATTCCAAGGCAGTCGGTTTAGACCACAAGCTGCAGCCGAAGCACAGGCCGCACAAGCGCCTGTTGCTCCAACCCCTACACAACCACAGCCTGCGCCTCAAATCGCGCCTACACAGCCCAGCACACCGCCTATGTCGTTATTTGATCGTGGCATTGATGCACTCAGGCAGGTAGAGTTGAACAAACTCCTAGGCATTGATTAGTGTGGTTCCAAAAAGAAAGCGGCCAAAGTCTAAATACTTTGCAAAGCGAACTGAATACGATGGCATCGTGTTCGATTCCAAGCTTGAAGCTGCACGATACAAGATACTCAAACAGCTAGAGCAGGCTGGCGAACTCACCGATCTTGAAGTGCAGGTGGACTTTCCCTGCGTGGTCACCGTCAACGGCGAGGATCAGAAGATCTGCTCATACATAGCAGACTTCCGATACAAGCGCGATGGTGAGTATGTGGTCGAAGACACCAAGGGCGTGATCACTCAGGTATTCAGGCTCAAGAAGAAACTGGTCGAAGCCCTCTACCCCGGCACCAAGATACTGGTGGTCAAAGACCCCCGCAGCTGGGACTAGAACGGAACCTTACGCTCATCCATGTTGTCGATCTGGCTCCCTGGGAACTCAGCCCTAATCTTCTCAGCATCAATCATCATCTCAGCGTTGAACTGCACCTTCGATAGCTCACGCATCTCTGCGCTGCTGTAGTGGTATTCTCCGCTCACTTCTGACGTTGAGTTGTAGAAATCTATAATCCCCACCCTGTAAGCCACAGCGTCTTCTGTGCTGCGTTCTGGCATGTGATCTGCGTTGACCAACTCAGGTATCCACAGGTGATCCTTACAGCCAAGCTGCTGCTCCTCAAAAGGTATGGCCCTGTTACTGCGCGAACAATACCAAGTCGCACCGTTGCTGGTGGTGATTGGCTTGATGTTCTTACAGTTCCTGCAGTTCACCGACTCAGGCAAACGCCGTCCGTAGTAGATGTCTTTGTACAGATCAGGCTCATTCTTCATGCGCCAATCTTTCTCTGAGCGGCGTGTATCTTTGAGTGGTGCGTCACTGCATATGATGCGCTCTGCCTTCTCTTGTGCGCGCTCCCAGATAGCGGCGTTGTATTCAATCACTTCTGAGTAGATTTCGCTGTTGTTTTTATTCATCACAACAACCATGCACTTGGTCAGGCCAAGCGCGCCCATGTACGAGTGGATCTGCCAGCGATAGGTTTCACTCCAAGCCTCATAGCTTTGTAGCTTCACAAGCTCCTTGAACCGCTTGTCGTTTGCGCTCTTCACCTCGAGCAGGAGCACAAGCTCCTCTTCTGGTGGTGGCAACACGCCCTTCAGCAGCCCGTCGCATGAACCTGCAAAGTGACCACCAAAGAACGACGCACGAAACTGGTTGCCGTCTTTGTCGTGCGAGGCGATAGATATCAAGCCGCTGTCTTTTATGTTGTCAACGATCTGCTCTTCTATCCTTTGACCAAGGTCGAACAAGCGCAGCATGCGCCCACCAAACGTGGACGGCAGACACCAGCGGAATCCCATCCACAGTTTGTATTCATCGTCATCACCGATCCCACTGAAACCAAGGTGGCCTCGGTGGCGGTTCTCTTTGTTGGCGATGACCTCATCGATCTGATCAAAAATGGACGCTGACAACATTCCAGTATCTACCCTCCTTCCTAACGGTTATTTGTTTGATGTGGCTCATGACCTT